ATGACGCAACGCCCGATCGGTGCGCCGCGACCGCGCATGTCGCGTCCCCGGCGCCCGCGCTGGACGATCCAGCGCCGCCGCCAGTTTCTTGCGGTGCTCGCCGAGACATCCAATGTCAGTGCAGCGGCGCAGGCGGCCTCAATGCATCGATGCACGGCCTATGCGCTCAAGGGGCGTGACCCCGAATTCGCCCGAGCCTGGAAGGAGGCGCTGGAGCAGGGCTATTCCGACCTCGAATTGCACCTAATGCGCCAATCGATGGACGGGACGATGCGAACCGAAACGGTTATCGATGGCGAAACCAAGGCGGTCAAGCAGGTGCGGACCATCCACAGCTATCCGTTGACGGTGGCAGTGCGATTGCTGACAGCCCATCGGCAGGAGGTGGAATCCTGGCGGCGCGAAACCGAGGCGGCAAGTGGCGCTGGCGATGACCCGGAAGATCTGGACGGGCTGGATGCCGAACTGGAGGCCATTTGCGAGCGGTTCCTCACGGAGGACGATGGAGAGGAGAATGCCGGGGAGCCGGCAGGTGAATGACGACAGGCTGTCGATGATCGATCGCCTGGCCAGACTGAGTCCCACGCGGCGGCAGCAATTGTTACGAAACTTGTCACTCTTGCAACGGCGGCGCTTGATGCAGGCTTGGCGCTTTCGGGCGCGACCTGCGCAATTGCCGCCGCCGGGCGACTGGTTCACCTGGATGATCATGGCGGGGCGAGGCTTCGGTAAGACGCGGGCTGGTGCCGAATGGGTGCGAATGGTGGCCGAGGGCGACCCCACCGCGCGCATCGCTTTGGTCGGGGCGAGCCTGCATGAAGCGCGAGCCGTGATGGTGGAAGGCGAGAGCGGAATGCTTGCCATCGCGACGCAGGGCAATGAACCGAAATGGTTTCCCGCCAAGCGTGAGTTGCGCTGGCCGGGCGGGGCGTGCGCCATGCTTTATGGCGCTGCGGACCCGGAGACGTTGCGTGGGCCGCAGCACAGCCATGCCTGGGCGGACGAGATCGGGAAGTGGCCGCGCGGGGAGGCAGCGTGGGACAATCTGGCGATGGGGCTGCGTCTGGGCAATCGACCGGCCATTGTCGCGACCACCACACCGCGCGCCGTGCCGCTGGTCCGACGCCTAGCTGCCGATCCGCGCGTGGTGGTGACGCGGGGCAGCACGCGGGACAATCGAGGTGCGCTTCCGCAGAGCTTCCTCGCGGAGATGGAACGCAATTTCAGAGGCACGCGGCTGGGGCGACAGGAACTGGACGGGGAATTGTTGCTTGATCACGAAGGCGCGCTGTGGACGCGGGCGCTCATTGAGACGTGCCGTTTAGCCGGCCTTGTGCCTGAGCGTGCAGAGCTGGCGCGTGTCGCGGTGGGCGTCGATCCGCCAGCGAGCGCGGGAGGCGACGCCTGCGGGATCATTGTCGCAGGAATCGATCAGGCCGGCGAGGCAATCGTGCTGGAGGATGCGAGCGTCGAGCAGGCGAGCCCGCAACGCTGGGCACAGGCTGTAGCGCACGCCGCGGAGCGCTGGGCGGCAGATCGCATCGTGGCGGAAGCGAACAACGGCGGCGAGATGGTGCGTACCGTGCTGCGCGGGGCCGACATGGCCCTGCCGGTCCGTCTGGTTCATGCGGCGCAGGGCAAAGTGGCGCGAGCCGAGCCGATTGCCGCCGCCTATGAGGCCGGTCGGGTCCGCCATGCCCGACCCTTTGCGATGCTTGAGGACCAGTTGTGCGGCTTGTTGATCAATGGACGTTACGAGGGGCCGGGACGATCGCCTGACCGTGCGGATGCCCTCGTCTGGTGCCTGACCGAACTGCTTTTGAAGACCAATCCGCAGGCGCGGGTGCGATCACTCTAGCTTGTCGCTTCACCCCGTTTCGGGAACGATACGGAAGTGCTTGCTATTGGTTGCAAGCAGGCACAGCATGATCGTCCCATGAAGCTGTCCCCAGGAGCTTCCACGGGTGAACGACATTTTGGAGAAGATTGCCGAGGCATCCAGCCTCCCGCTGCTGTGGCGCGGGATGACGCGCTATTATGCGCGCAACGGCTTCGGCGCGGTCAGCTATTATTGGGTGAAAATCGGCACCAACATGCCGGCGACCCTGCCGCTGCAACATGGCTTCTCCAAAAAGGAGGTGGCGCTCTATTGCTCGTTCGATTTCCAGCGGCTGGATATCGTGCCGCGCGCGGCGCTGGCAGCAGGCGTACCAATTCGGTGGCATGAGGTGTGGGGCAATACCGAACTGACGGTCGAGGAGCGCCAGTTTCTGGAGGCCATGCGGCAGATCGATTTCACCGATGGGTTCTCCTTGCCTTGCTATGGCCCTGGCAATCGTAATGGCGTCGTTGGTCTGGGGAGGATCGCGCCGGATGCGGACCTGAGCGAAGAGCGGATGACCCAACTGCATTTTGCGGCGCAAGCGGCGCATTTGCGGATCTGCGGTCTCTTCGCGGAAGAAACGGGGCGCGAACGGCAACTCTCTGCGCGGGAAAAGGAGATCCTGCATTGGGTGGCGCGGGGCAAGAGCAACACGGTGATTGCCGACATCCTCCAGATATCGCCGGGAACGGTCGATACCTATATGCGGCGAATTTACGAGAAGCTGGAGGTGTCTGACCGGACGTCTGCCGCCGTCAAAGGTGTGGGGTCCGGCTTGATCGCGGCCTGATCCATTCCCGCGCGATCGGGGGCGTTGCCACGCATCGGCCGTCGCGACCGATAAGTGATTTTGCAGCCGCCAGCCCCGACGCTGGCGGCTTTTTTGGTGCGCAAGCGAGGAGACGATCAGGTGAAATGGTTTGGACGAAAAGCCGCGTCGACACCGACGCGGCCGCCGCTGGCGCGCGCGTGGCTGGGGCTTGGCTGGGCAGGAGCGGGCGACTGGCCGCAAAGCTATGAGGCGCAGCTCAAGGGGGCAGTGATTGCCAACCCGGTGGCGCAGCGTGCGGTGCGGCTGGTGGCGGAGGCGGCGGGAAGCGCGGCGTTGCACGCGGTGGCTGCCAAGGAGGGGGATGCGCAAGCGGCTCTGGCGCTCGTGCAGCGGCGCGTGGCGGGGCAAAGTCTCATCGAGACGCTCGCCGCGCATGTGCTGCTGCATGGCAATGGTTACGCACAGATTGGCCATGGCGCTGATGGTCTGCCCGCGACCCTCTATGCCCTGCGCCCCGAACGGGTGACAATCGAGCAAGATCGCGCCGGCTGGCCGGTGGGCTATCGCTACCGGGCGGGCGAAAGCGAGATGCGCTATGCCAGCGAGGATGCGGCAGGGCGGACTGCGGTCATCCACGTCAAAGCGATCAACCCGGCAGACGATCATTATGGGCTAGGCTGCCTGGGCGCTGCAGCGGGTGCGGTGGCGATTCACAATGCGGCGACGCAGTGGAACAAGGCGCTGCTCGATAATGCAGCGCGGCCATCCGGCGCGCTCATTTATGCGCCGGGCGATGGCAGCGTGCTCGCGCCCGAGCAGTTCGCCCGGCTGAAGGCCGAACTGGAAGGCGCATTTCAGGGTGCGGACAATGCGGGGCGGCCGATGCTGCTGGAGGGCGGGCTGAACTGGCAGTCGATGAGCCTTTCCCCGCACGACATGGATTTCGTGGCGCTAAAGGCAGCGGCGGCGCGGGACATCGCGCTCGCCTTCGGTGTGCCTCCCGTGCTGATTGGGATGCCGGGGGACAGCACCTACTCGAATTATCGGGAGGCCAATAAGGCGCTGTGGCGGCAAAGCGTCCTGCCGCTGCTGGCCAAACTGCTCGGCGCGCTCGGGCAGGGGCTGCGCGACTTCTGGCCCGAACTGGTGCTGGAGGTCGATCTCAACCGCTTGCCCGCCCTGGCTGAGGACAGGATGCTGCTGTGGGACCGGATCGAGAGGGCGGATTTCCTCTCGACCGAGGAAAAGCGCACGATGCTGGGGCTGGACGCCGCGCGCGCATGAGCGCCGGGACCGTGCGGTTCGCCGGCTATGCGGCGATCTTCGACAAGATTGATCAGGGCGGCGATGTCATCGCGCCGGGCGCCTTCTCGGCCAGCCTCTCGCGCCGTGCGGCGACAGCGCTGCCATTGCTCTGGCAGCATCGGGCGGGCGCGGTGATCGGCCGGATCGATCATGTCACGGAGGATGCACGCGGGTTGCGGGTGATCGGCACGATTAGTGCGTCGGGGGCGACAGCGGAACAGGCGAAGGCGCTGCTGCGCGACGGGCGGATCGAGGGATTGTCGTTCGGCTATCGCGTGGTGGCGGCGCAGGGCCATCAGCCCCGCCGGCTGCATGCGCTCGATCTGGTCGAGGTGAGCCTGGTGACCCACCCGATGCAGCCGCTGGCGCGCGTTCATGCGGTCGAGGCCGGGTGAGGGCGCAGACGGATTTCTGGATGTTGGAGGGGCCGATTGCGGCCCCTTTTTGTTTTTGACGGCAGGAGAATGACGCAATGCAGGACGTGGAAACCAAGAGCCTTGAGGAGAGCTTCGACGCGATCCTGCAGGCAGACCGGCTGACGGGTATGGAGGCCCGGATGGACGTCTTTGACGAGGCGCTGCGCAAGCAGACCGAGCGGGCGATGGCGCTGGCCGGTCGGCCGCCGCTGGATGGCGCCAAGGGCAGCGATGTCGACCCGGCGCGGGCAGCCTTCACCGACCGCTATCTGCGGCGCGGCATCGAAGCCGGGGTGGAGCTGAAGAGCTTCTCGGGCGCGAGCGGCGGCAGCGGCGGCTATGCGGTGCCGCGCGAGATCGACCAGATGATCGATGCGGCGCTCAAATCAATTTCGCCGATCCGCGCGGTGGCCAATGTGGTCCGCACGGGGTCGGCGGGATATCGCAAGCTTGTGACGACTGGCGGTGTCGTATCTGGCTGGGCGGTCGAGACTGCGGCGCGGCCCGAGACGGCGACGCCCACATTCCAGGAAATCGCGCCGCCCTCCGGGGACCTTTACGCCAATCCGTCGGCCAGTCAGGCGATGCTGGACGATGCCCAGTTCGATGTGGAGAGCTGGCTCGCCGAGGAAATCGCCCGCGAGTTTGGCCGGGCAGAGGGCGCGGCATTCATCAATGGCGACGGGACGAGCAAGCCCAAGGGCTTCCTGACCTATGCGACGACCAATCAGGCGGACAGCGTCCGCCCGTTCGGGTCCTTGCAATATGTCGCATCGGGCGCAGCGGGCGGCTTTAGTGCCAGCAATCCGCAGGATCGGCTGATCGACCTCGTCCAGTCGCTGCGGGCGCCGTATCGGCAGGGTGCGGTATTCGTGATGAATGCCGCGACGCTGGCGACGATCCGCAAGTTCAAGACCAGCGATGGCGCGTTCCTGTGGCAGCCGAGCATGATCGCGGGTCAGCCGGCGACGTTGCTTGGGTATCCGGTGATCGAGGCCGAGGACATGCCCGACATCGCCGCCAACAGCCTCTCCATCGCCTTCGGCAATTTCACCAATGGCTATGTGATTGCCGAGCGCAGCGAGACGAGCATCTTGCGCGATCCCTTCACCAACAAGCCGTTCGTCCACTTCTACGCAGTGAAGCGGATCGGCGGCGCGGTCGCCAACAGCGAGGCCATCAAGCTCATGAAGTTCGCCGCCTCCTGAGGAGGCCCTGATCGGCGAACCGATGAGGGGCGCCATGCCGGTCTCTCCCCGCCGGCATGGCGCCTTTTTCTCAGGCTTGAAGGACGGCTGCGATCATGAGCGTGATAATCGAGAAGGGCGGGCCGCTCGCGGTGCCGCTCGAAGACCTGAAACAGTATCTGGGGGTCAGCCTTGCCGACGACGACGCTGCCCTCACCGATCTGCTGCGCGCGGCGAGCGAGGCGGCCGAGCAGTATCTCGGCCAGATGCTGATCGAGAGAGCTGTGACCGAAGTGCGCGGCGCCAGCGGTGCATGGGGTCGGCTGACGATGGCGCCGGTCAGCGCGACCAGCAGCATTGAAGGACTGCCGGCGGATGGCGCGGCATTCGTCCTGCCGGTTACGGCCTATACCATCGATATCGATGCGCAGGGGGCGGGATGGGTGCGGATCCTCAATCCGGGATCGGCCGGACGGGTCCGCGTGACCTATCGTGCTGGCCTTGCCCTGGCCACGGACAATGTGCCCGATGCGCTTCAGCACGCCGTCGTTCGGCTGGCGGGCGAGTGGTATGCGCGACGCGACGGGCTGGAGGGAGACCTGCCGGCATCGGTTGTCTCCCTGTTGCGGCCCTGGCGACGGGTGCACCTCGCATGAGCGGCGAGATGGCAGTGAGGGGGGCGGTGATCGCCGCACTCCGCAACGATGCGGACCTGATGGCCCTGGTCAACCTCGTGAGCAATGGCGAGCCGATCAAGGCAAGCCCGCCCTGGCTTCTGGTCGGCGAGATGATGTCGACCGGCTGGGGCGCACGGGATGTGACGGGGCTGGCGCTCCGCTTGCCCATCCAACTGGTCGTTCGTGGCGATGATCTGGCGCGGGTGACCGCCGTGCTGGCGCGCATGGATGCCGTGCTCGCGGGGGTCGATGGCGATCTGGGCGACTGGCGGATCACCAGCTTGCGGTTCGAGAGATCACGCATCCTGCGCAGCCGCACCGAGTGGCGAGCGAGCGCCGACTATGCCGTGCGGGCGGCGCGGCTGAATTGAAGCCCACATCTCACTCGATGCGAACGGGGATGCGGATACAGAAAGGATCAAGGCGATGGCAGTGGAGAAGGGCAGCGCGTTTCTGCTCAAGATCGGCAATGGCAGCACGCCGGTAAGCTATGCGACGGTGGCGGGGCTGCGCGCCACGCAGCTTTCCGTCAATGGTGAGGCGGTGAATGTCACCTCCAAGGATTCCGGCGGCTGGCGCGACCTTCTGCCGGGCGCGGGGGTGCGCTCCGTCAGCGTGTCAGGCTCCGGGATCTTTACCGGATCGGCGGCGGAAACCCGGCTGCGCAATCATGCGCTGGCGGGCGCCATCGACGATTATGAACTGAGCTTTGAGAGCGGCGAGAAGCTGCGTGGGCGGTTTCTGGTTACGCGGCTGGACTATGCCGGCGATTATAATGGCGAACGCACCTATACGCTCGCGCTGGAGAGCTCCGGTGCCGTGAGCGCGCTATGAGCGGGGCGGTCGCGAATGAAGCGCGGGGGGAAGCCGCGCTCATGGTCGGCGAGCACTGCCTGACAGTGCGCCCGAGCTTTGCGGCGTTGGTCGCTGCCGAGCGCGAGACCGGGCCGTTGCTTGCGCTGGTCGAGCGCGCGGCGGACGGGCGGCTCGGCCTCGCCGAGATGGAAGCTCTGTTGTGGCACTGCCTTACGGATCGACCCGAGGCGATGGCCCGAGCCGATCTGGGCGACGCGCTGATCGCGCAAGGGGTGGGCGTGGCCTTGCCGGCGCTTCGGGCAATCATGCGGCAGGTCGTGGCTGGCGGGGCATGACGTCGGCCTGCTTTGCGGAGGTCGCGCGCACGCTGGCCGGGCAGGCCGGGCTGCTGCTCGGCTGGCGCCCCGACGAGTTTTGGGGCGCGACGCCGGCCGAGCTGGCCGACGCCCTGGCGGTGTTGCGCGATCTGGCCGGGCCTCAGGTCGCGCCGTTCGACCGATCTGTACTGGCCAAGATGATGGAAAGGCATCCCGATGGATGAGGATATGCAAAGCCTGTTCGCGCCGATGGGCAGCGACATGGCCCGCTTGCGCGAAGATGCGAGCGGTCTGCGCGACGAGCTAGATTTACTGAGCACAGGCGCGGAACGAGCGAGCCGCGCCATCGAGGCGGGGCTGCTGCGTGCTGTGCGGACGGGGCGGATCGGCTTTGAAGATCTCGGCAAGATCGCGCTGTCCGTCATGGACCAGATCGCCCGTTCGGCGGTTCGTAACGGCTTGGAGGCGATCCTCGGCGGCGGAGGCTCTTCCGGGCTTTTGGGATTGGGAACGAGCCTCATCACCGGTGCGCTTGGGTTGCCCGGCCGGGCAACGGGTGGCCCGGTGGCGCCGGGGCGTGCCTATCTCGTCGGTGAGCGCGGGCCGGAGGTGTTCGTCCCCACGCATAGCGGCCAGATCGCGCCCGGCATGGGCGGGCAGGGGGGACGAGACGTGCGCGTCTCGATCACCGTCAATGGCAGCGGCCAGGAGGCGCCGCGCGCGCTGGCGCGCAGTGCGCGTCAGGTGGCGCGGGCGGTGCGTGGGGCGCTCGGGGATTAGGCGTTTTCGCGTCCATGACTGTGTCTCGACTAGAGCCGAGAGGCTGAAGTTTACCCTGAGCGCCCGCCTGCGGGCGGTCGAAGGGCTCGACACAAACGGGCGGGGGCGGGTGGGATCGCCCGCCGAAATGGCTGCTCTCGATATCAACAAAGGATAACCCCGATGGCCTACTGGCTGGCGACCGAGAGGCGCAATCAGGAGAGCGGCGTGGTCAAGCGCTTCTCGCCACCTTTCTGGACCGTCAATTTCCCACGGCCGATGACGGCCTCCGTCGTGACGGTCGGGGATGATGGATTGCGCGTCGATGCGGTGTTCCATGGCTCGGGCGACCTTGCCGGGCTGATCTGGGAATCGGCCGATATATGGGATCATCCGCTGCTCCGTTATGAGACGCGACGGGATTATCGTGGCTGCACCTTGCGGTTCCGCTGGCGAAGCGCTGGGGTCAAGCCGCTCGATGCCATTCAGGGCCCGACGTTGACGCTTGAGGGGCGGGATGCGGCCGGCAATGCGTGCGCCTGGTATGTGCGGCTGTGGAACTATGCAGAAGGCAGTCCGGAGGATGCGGTCGTCACCCTCGACTTCGACGCGTTGGTCGGAGGCTTTGCCTTGCCCGCCGATGCGGACCCGGTGGATGCGCGGGATATCGACCGCCTGTTCATCTCCATCGTCCAGACCGATTATGATGAGGGAGAGACGACCTTTCATGACGCCCGCGAAGGCTGGGTGGAGGTCAGCGAGATGGTTTGCGAGGGGGCAGGATCGGTCATCGCCATGGGCGATCCGATGCTGCCGGAGCATGGGCTGTCCATCGCCAGCGGCTATGATGATGCGTACAACCAGACGCCCGAGCGCTTGCTGCGGCAGGTGCTGGCGCTCGGCTATCGCGGCGCGATCAATCATTATGTCGGGATGAGCCACTATATGCGGCTCGCCCCTGACGGCAGCGATTTTCGCGTGACGCTGGCGGGCGGTGCGCTGGCGACGCCATGCCGGCGCTGGCACGAGGACTTCGCGGCGCGCTGCAAGGCGCTGGGGTTCGGGCTGATCCTTTCGCTCTCTTACGAGCTGTTCGATGCTTATTGCCCAGCTGAGTGGAAGCAGCGGGCGTGGGACGGAGCGCCCGCGCTGACAGGGTGGACTCCGCCCTCCACCCTGCTTTCGCCAGCCAATGCCGCGGCAAACGACTATTTGCGTGCGGTGGCGCGGGCTTTTGCCGGCATCGCGCGGGATGCCGGGCTAGCGGTGCGTTTCCAGATCGGCGAGCCCTGGTGGTGGGTGATGGCGGATGGGCGACCCTGCCTGTACGACGATGCTGCGCGCGCTGCGTTCGGGAGTGCTGCGGTGGAAATCCCGACAGTTCGCGATACGCTCGACAGCGGGCAGATCGCTTTGCTGGATGCGGCTGGCGCTCTGCTGGCCGCTTCGACAGCGGGCGTGGCAGATGCCGTGCGCGCGGAGACCCCGGGCGCCGAGCTTCTTCTGCTTGTCTATTTACCGAGCGTACTTGATCCGGCGGCGCCGGAGCTCAAACGCGCGAACGTGCCGACAGGCTGGGCCGCGCCGGCTTTCGACCGGTTGCAGATAGAAGATTATGACTGGGTGACCGAGGGCCGAACCGCCCGCTCAGCCGCAGGGCGCGCCGCGATGGACGCGCGCTTGGGCTATCCGCCAGATGAGCAGCATTATTTCGCCGGATTTTTGCCGGCTGGCTCCACCGATGAGTCAACGCAGATCGGCTGGGACCGCATCGCCGCGGCGGCAGATGCTGCGCGGGCGCGCGGCCATGCCGCCACCTTCATCTGGGCGCTGCCCCAGGTCGCGCGGGACGGCTTTACCTATTTCCAGCTTTCAGGAGATGCGGACGTGCAGCATTTCGACGACCTCGCCTTTCCGCTCGACATCGGCAATCGCGCGCAGGTGGCGCCGGCTTTCTCGACGCGGATCGTGGAGAGCGTGTCCGGCCACGAGCAGCGCAGCACGCAATGGGCTGACGCGCGGCTGCAGTTCGATGCGGGGCCGGGGGTGCGATCCGAGGCGGATATCGCGACGCTCATCGCCTTTTTTCGGGCTCGACGCGGCGCAGCTCGGGGGTTTCGGTTCCGTGATCCGTTCGATCATGCGTCTGGCTCGTTCGGCCTTGCGCCGGGGCCGTTTGATCAGTGGATCGGAACGGGCGATGGCGTGACGACCAGCTTCCAGTTGCGCAAGAATTACGGGGGGAATGATCCCCAGCAACGACGGATCACGCGGCCCGTCGCAGGGAGCATCAGGGTTGCGGTGGACGGGGTCGAGCGATTTGCCGGCTGGTCTCATCCGGGCATGGGGGAGATCGCGTTCGATGACCCGCCGCCCGAGGGCGCGGTGGTGACGGCGGGCTTTGTCTTCGACGTGCCCGTGCGCTTTGCCGAAGACCGGCTGGATATCGACCGAGAGACGTTTGCGGCGGGCATTGTCCCGTCCGTCCCCCTGATGGAGGTGCGTGAGTGAGCGCTGCGGCGATCCTGAGCAAGCCGCTTTGCGCGCTCGCTTTTTGCTGGCGGTTGGAGCGGCGGGATGGCGTGACCATCGGCCTGACCAGCCATGATCGAGGCCTGCGGGCGCACGGCCTGCGTTATGCGGCAGCACCCGGGATCACGCCGAGCGCCATCGTGCAGGGTGGCAACGACCCGGACCTGACGGACGTGCAGGGCGCCATCAGCAGCGCGGCCATCAGTGAGGTCGATCTCGATGCCGGGCGCTGGGACGGCGCGACACTGCTCCTGCATCTCACCGAATGGACCGAACCCGGGGTGCTCTGGCTGGAACTTGCGCGCGGCGAACTGGGAAGCATCGAGCGGCGCGGCGGCGCTTATTCGATGAGCTTACGGTCCACGCTTGCTGCGGCGCTTGAGCGACCGGTCGCGCCGGTGACCAGCGCCACCTGCCGGGCGACGCTGGGGGATGCGGATTGCCGGATCGATTTGCGACGGCATCAGCAGATCGTCGCGGTTGGTGCCGTGGCGGATGACCGCATTGCGTGCGGTGGCCTGCTGGCTGGGGTGTATCCCTTCGGCTCGTTGCGCTGGCTGGAGGGGCCCAATTGCGGCCTCCTGCAGACCATTGTCGATCAGGAGGCGGGGGGCGTTTTCTTGGCGGAACCGCCGGTGTTTCCGGTGGCATCAGGCACGCGCGCGCTGTTGACGCAGGGGTGCGACAAGCGCCTCGCGACCTGCGCGGGGCGGTTTGGCAATGCCGTCAATTTCCGCGGGGAGCCGCATCTGCCCGGCATGGATCTGCTGACGCGCTATCCGGGGAGTTGAGTGATGGACCTTGGCGAACGCATGGCGGCCGAGGCCTTGGCCTTGGTCGGCGTGACCTTTCGGTTGCACGGGCGCAGCGTAGAGACGGGGGTGGACTGTGTGGGCTTGGTTGCGCTGGCGGCGCGGCGGGCCGGAGTCCGCGTTCCCACGCTCCCGACCTATAAGCTGAGGGGGATGGGGCAGGCGAGGGCAGTGCAGAACCTCGCGGCATGCGGCCTCTCGCCGGCGCCGGAGCTGGGCGAAGGCGCCGTGCTGCTGGTCGATAGCGGTCCGATGCAGTTGCATCTGATGATCGTGACGCCGGGCGGCCATGTCCATGCTCATGCCGGACTGGGCAAGGTGGTGCTGATGCCGGGGTCATCGCCCTGGCCGGTGCTGGGCGCGTGGCAATTTCAGGAGTAA